CCCTTGTGCAGAACCAGCTTGTGAACCTGCTTCTACTCTCATAGTTTTAATTTTAGACGTATATCCTAAACCAATTTCAATACTTTTAAAACTAGCTTTTGAAGGTAAAGTTACTGTAATTGATCCACCTGTTACAGTTTGATTAGCAAATACAGCATCACCTACTAAAATTTGTACACTTTCACCTTCTAAATGATTTAAACCAGTAACAACTGTTATTCCATCATTTACTAAAGCTGATAACGTACTATCCATATTTAAACTTCCATCAAGATATTCTATGTATTGTACTATATTTCCGTTTATTCTTCTACGAACAATTACCCAAGTTTGATTTTCAGATGGTTCTGCTATTGAAGAAACACTTTTAACTTGTGCTTTTGCTGTTAAAGTATGACTTGCTCCTGCTCCATCAGCTAATTGTAAAATAGTTCTATCTATAGCTTGTTTATATGTACTAGCTAATTCAAGTTTATCAGCATCTATTTTAGAAACAAAATATGTTGCACCGTCTTGTAATCCAATTACCTTTGTACCACCACCAGCACTATAAACAACTTCATCACCTGTGCTTAAACCGTGTGCTGTAATTGTAATATATCCATTATAATTAGCATCATTTAAATAATCTGTTACACCAGTTGCTCCATTAAAAGTAAGTTTATAAGAACCACCTAAAATATTTCTGCTCCATGCAACAACATTTTCTTCTCTTTGATAAGTTAATGCTAACAATGTACCATCATCTCTTACAGCCCAATAAATACTTGAAGGTTCTTGTGCATAATCAACATCAACAATTCCTGTTCCTGTTATATGTTCTGCAAGTAAAGTCATGTCTGGTGCAAGATATGCGTCATCTTCAAATCTATAAGAAAATTCTCTAATTTTTTTTCTTTGTCTTTGTAAAAATAATATAGAGTTACCAATTTGAATTGGTTGTGTAGTGTAACCACCATAAGTAGTTGATTGTGTAATATTTACATTATCGGGTTGTATAGGCTCACCAGCTGGTTTACCTACTTTAAATTCACCTCCAGCAGTACCAACAATTAAATCTCTAGCAGGTGCTAACCATCTAATTACATTTACTTTGTTTGCAGCAATAGTGTAAATAAATCCATCTGCCGCACTACCATCTCCTGCATCAAAATTTTCATACAAACCAGATTGAGAAGCCCATATTGTTTGAGGATAATATGTACTACCTCCAAATACTAATCTTTGTTCAAAAAATGATACTGTTCTAGGATATCCTGTTGTTCCAGACCAAGCACCTAATTGCCAATCTGTAATTGCATTTGCATTTGTAAAAGCTGTAGTAACTGTTGCTACCGCTACTGTTGAGCTTGTTCTTGCTGTAATAGTTGCTTTACCACTATTCATAGATATTTCTCTACCAATATCACTTGCTAACCATCCTTGACCATCATTTATTCCTGTTACAGCAGATGCGGTAATATCTCTTGATCCTTTAGATGCACTAGAAGGTGTTAAAGTAGTTGCTGTAGTATTAGCATCTAAATAAGGGCCATTACTAAAAGCAACATCTGCTATAGTCCAAGTTGTGTGTGCTGTTCTTGATAATTTTCTAGGTGGTAATGATTCTTGTACAATATACATAACATCAGCAGATTGTGTAAATTGTAAATCATACAACATAGCTTCTGTATAAGTAGTTGTTAATTCATAAACTTTAGATGCAGTTCCTCCAGAACTATAAGTATCATAATTTGATGAATTTTCACCTGTCAATGCAAATGTATTAGTTGAAGAACTTGCAACTGTAAATCTTCTTCCATTAAGTCTAGTCATTCCTACTATACCAGCAATCCAAACATGATCTCCATTTGAATAACCATGACTATTTGATGTAACTACAGCAGGATTAGCTTTTGTAATAGCTGTTATTGTTTTTGCTGTTTCTGTTATTTGGCCATTGTCTTTAAAAAATCTAATATAATTATTACCAAATTCTAAAATGTAAGATTGTTCTATGTTAAATTCAAATGGAATTAATCTTGTAATTTTGCTACTATCTTTTACTTCTGCAACAAATCTACTTCCATATCTTCTTGACGCACCTCCTTGTGGAAATACTGTCATGTTTTCTAAAATTTCTACACCATTACCGTATTTTTTAAAATCTATTTGACCTGCAAGTTTAGGTGTTAATTCACCAGCAGTAAAATTAGTTTGAAAAGGATGTACTCTAGCCATTATTTTCTAAAGTCCGTAAATGTATCAGAAACAAGATCGTCAATAAACCCCTCTTGTCCATCAATACTACGTGCCTCAGAAAGTTTATTTAAATAAAGTTTTGACATATCTGCTTGTACTTTGGGAGAGTTAGTTACTGGATATGCTAAATCTGCTGCTAGTTTTGAAGTTAAAGTATCAACAAACATACTATCAAATAAAATTGTATTTGTAATTTGTGAAATGTACATAATTTTAGCTGTACTTTCATCTGTTAATAATACTCTACCATGAGTAGGTTCATTTTCTATTTTAAAAATATAATCTGGATGTTCCATTGATAATACTCTCATACAATCAGATGGTATTGCATATTGATATGCAAATCCATAAGCAGGTGTTGCTGTTAATCTTGCTAATGAAGTTCTTGTTATTGCAAAGTTCCAAGAATGTGATCTTAAAACTGCATCTCTTGCATCTTTGTAAAATGCGTTACAAAGTCTTGCTCTTTCAGTATCATCTGTCAAAGATGTAATAGGATCATCTCCTAATCTTCTTAATGCATTTGAGCAAATTGATACTTCTGTAGCCATAATTTTTTATCTTTATATGTAAAAGGGGCGAGTATAAATCGCCCCCAATATTTTATTATTAATCTACTATGTAAGTGATTACACCATCTAGATCATCATCATCTGCTAAAGCCCCAATTGACTTTGCAGTAATGACAACTCCATCTCTACTAGAGAAAGTAGCGTTACCACCAAGCAATTTAGTTGCCGCAGTATTACCTTCCATTGTAAAGTAACCAGCAGTATCAATGTCTAAGTTATCAACCATACCATCAACATCAACAGCAACCGCTGCTCCGTTTGCATCAGTATAAGCTTGCCATCCGATATCCATTGTATTTGAACCAGCAGTCCAGTTACAATAAAATCTAGATAAACCACCTATGATTTTAACTTTTCCTGCTGGAAGTTTTCCCAGCACGACAATTGATCCTGCATCACCAACACCGTCTTGATTGTGAGAGAAAGTTAAAGTTCTTAACTTACCCTTATCATTAACAGCATCAGCAGTTACAAGAGGAGTAGCTATTCTATTAGTGTACTCGGCACTATTTTGTGTTGTTACAGCCATATCTATATACTCCTATTACTCTGTACAAGCAATTTCAACCATTTTCTCGTCTTCTACTCTCGTAGCACCGATAGTCATGGATAAAAATACTTGTGTTGCATAGTTCTTATCTGCTCTTTCAGATATCTTTGTAGATATATCTGATCCAACAGCAAGACCTAATGCTGATTGATTGAATGCTAATACTTGTCTATTGCCATTTGCATCTGTTCCTAGTCTTTCAGTTCTGATAAACTTGAAACCCATAAATGTGTCAATTTGACCTTGTACTAACGCTTTTACTGAATTGAAATCAGCAGAAGTAATTTGCGTAATTGCTAACAAATCAGAAATCTGACCTGCTGAACATACAACAAATTTTTGCTCGTCTGGATCAGTTTCAGCTGCATCTAAAATTTCTTTAGCAGAAATTAATTTTGCTACTGATAATCCAGCTGAACCATGAACCACTTTTTGGCCCGCTGGTAAAGCAATTGAACTTCCACCTGCAACTCCGCCAAGTGCATTGCCTGTAGCTGCCGCAATAATTGCGTCATCCATTGCTCTGCCCATTGCGAAAGCACCCGCTTGTGCATATTCAGATTGAGGAGATATAAGCATTCTTACTTTATCTTCTTGATCAATCAAATCTGCCCAGTCGTAGTCATTCATTGTTACTTTTCTTCTACTATGAGGAGTATCTACTCTCGGAGTATCAGAATGTCTGCTTGTTCTTAATTGTGCCGCAGTTGACCCAATTCTTTCAAAAAAATGTGCTTTCCCTGTAACCGTTTCAGTTTTAACCGCACTTCTTAATCTAGAACCTTTTTGTTGAGCCAAATGGAACACGTTACTTTTGTATTGTTCTACAAAAGCTGTTGTTATTTGTGTTGACATTTTTTGTCCTTTTTTTAAAAGTTAAGAATA